AAGCATTAATTATCTTTTCTATGCCTTTAAATATTGTATTTAATATCTTTACAAGCGATGGTGCTGTGCTAGTAATAAAATTACTAACAGCCTCAAGAATGGTTGGCAATGTCTCTTTTAGAGTAAACATCAATGCTATTATTCCGGCCATAACAACTGCAAATGGTAATAATCCAGCAGTCATAGATGGTCCTAGCAATGATACTACAGCCATTAATCCTGCTACTGCTGTAAATGTTACTAACAATAAATCTATTATATCTTTCATTTGTAGACTGCCTTCATTTATAGCCTTAATTAAATCGGCTAATGACATGAATATAAGAGCAAGCCCGCCTAATGTTACTGCTAAACCTAATAAAGATGTGCCAGCAGTTAGGCTAGATTTTCCTAACAATCTGAAAACTACTATTCCAGCACCAATAATTCCCAATATTGCCAATGCTTCTTTCCAATGTTTTACAACTAAATCCCAAATATCCCTTATCTTCTTGCCCCAAGCCTCTAATTTTTCCATCCATTTAGTATTTACATTAACATTGTCGAAAGCACTCGCCCAACTTGGATCGCTATCAGAACCACCGCTAGATGTATCAATATTATTGATTTCATCAAATCCTGCTAGAGACTTTGCAGCTTCTTTAGCAGATTTAGCACTTTTAGCAGTTGATTTTGATATTGCATTGGCTAATAAATCTACTTTGAATAATCCTTTTATGAAAGCATTTAAATACATTACTATCTTCAATAAACCATTTGCTATAAATTCAATTAAAGGTGCAAATAATGAACCTAAGCCTATCCATACAGCACGAAGTTTATTAGATAGTTCAATATTTTCAGATATATAACTAGATGATGCACGACTTACTAGAGCCCATATAGAACGAATACTAAATAAAGACAAAGCAAATCTTCTAATATTACGAATACCTTTATTAAAACTCTTTTTAACCTTTTGGCTAAATTTTTCGGCTTTTTCACTAGCATTATCAAATTCATCTTCTACTTCATCTAATTTTAATTTATCCTTGACACTTCCCATACCTTGGATTAAACCAGTTATCTTGCCAATTCTTTGGCCAAATTTACCAAATCTACTTTCAGCTTCTGCTATATCATTCTTTAAATTGCCTATACTAACTTGTAACTTTTTAATCTTAGCAGAATTATCAATTCCACCGCCATATAAAGACTGTCTTTTGCTTTGCTCTTGAAGTTTCTTTAATTCGTTTTCCAATTCCTTCAATCTATCTTTGGCGGATGAAACATCAATATTTTTGCCTATTTGAAATTGTTCTTTAGCTGTTTGACCAAATTCTTTGATTTTACCAGTTGTTTCTCTTATTTTATTGCTGAATTTACTTGTCAACAACTCGAGTTCAACTGATATTTTTTCTTTATTGTCCATCACTTAAGACCTCCTTTCTTCAACCATTTTTCTTTTAAAAAGTCAGGCATAGGTATACTCTTTTTCGGAGGATATAATTCAGGACTTGCTTTTTCAGGAACACTTGGAAAGTCTTTCCCACCAAATGCCAATCCTATCAAGTAAGCCTGTTTCCATAACCTATATCCTAAGCCTTTCCTTCTACTTTCTAAGGTCATTGTAAGTTCTTTTATTGTCATGTCATATAATTCTTCAAGTTTATAATCGTATTGAAGTAATTCTTCATATAATATATTTACGATTTCGGTTATGCTTCTTGCGTTGCTTGGAGTTCTTTTCTCTTTGTTTCCTTCTTGTCCAAAATCTCCTCCAAGTCGCTTTGTTTCAAAAAACCTGATACCACACAAGTTTCCATGATTATTTTTGTTTCAATATCTTCTAGAGAATAGCCATTGTCTACTAATTTATCGAATAAAGCATAAGCATCCTTATCACTAAAATTAGGAACTGATGACTTTCTCATGTATTTAAGTAAGTTAGTTATAGTAACCATTGAATAGTCCTGTATATAATCTAATAACTTAACTCCTGTTCTTTTTTCTAGTTCAACACTATCTGAACTTGTTAATCTAAAATTAATCTCTTCTCCATCTAAATCTAATGTAAAATATTTCATTTTTCCTCTTTCCTTTCAATAAAAAAATGGGTATAAATTTTCTAGAATACCCACTTAATCTTTTATTTTTGATTAAGGTAGTCGTTAATCTAGTTAATCTATACCCTTATATTAAATACTTCCGTTTGGTATTGTCTTTGTAATCTCAGATACTGGATTATGATACATACCAAATTTAATTAAGTCGCCACTTGAACCACCTTTGATATCAGTAACAACTTTACTTCTATAGGCAATAACAATTCCATTTGGATATGTTAATTTCCAATAGTAAGTTAATCCTGAATCTTCCAAATCACTTGCTAATTTGAAATTAGAAGTTGCATTAGGATCTTCAAGATTATATTCATATGCTAATTTTACTGCTGGCATTAAACCATATTTTGAAGTCTCATACTTAGTGTTATCTAGAGTAGTTGTATCAATATCATTTGGTTCGCCACCAATATCAGGGATTGTAGTCAAACCTTTGATTTGAGTGTAAGAACCATTTTCAGTTGCACAATACTCTAACTTTGCACCATTATAGGTGCTGTATTCTAATGTTTGTTCCATAATAACTCCTCTCATCTAATAAATTTTTTATTAATTTCATTGTATATTCCTTGAGCTGTAACGACAATTTTTTTAATTCTATTGTCTAATGTTACATCTTGATAACTATACTTGAAATTTATTTCTTTGAATTTTTCTTTTAATTCAGACAATACAGAATCAACAACTGCAAGTGTATTTTCAGTTGGATTAATCTTTCTTACTAATCTTCCTGTTAAATCAACTTGCATAGTATAATTATTATCATAATCACTATCTATATAAGTTTCTTGCAAGTCATATCCGAAGTAAGTCTTACCTTCTTCTACTACATCATCTGCAATAGGTTCACCTGAATCTAAATCAGTTATTTCATTTAATTTACTTTGTATATACTCTCTCATTTCATTGCCTTCCTTATCATTCTCTTATAGTTGGGCTTATTTTTCATCAATGCAGTATGAAAATGTGGCCTTGCTACCATACCATCAGTAGTAACGAACATATGAAGATATTCATCATAGTATGTCCATGGAGTAAGTCTATATCCATATCCATGTGGAAATGTATTAGTACCTAATCCCTTAATACCTGTTCCCCATTCCAACAAGCAACCTAGAGGAACTTTAGCCCATTTAGGATTAGTTCCTCCAACAAGTAAATCCGAATAAACTTCTGTTGTTATTACACCATTGTTTATTTTTGTTTCACTCACTTTTATGCTTGATTGGTATGCTCCACTTCTGATAGGTGCTCCAGCCTTAACATCATCCTGTATATTTCTAGCTACTTTAGCCTGGGCTTGTGCTAATTTCTGTATGGTCTTTTCGCCCCATACATTAAATTTTGCACTAAATTTACCTATGCTATCAGCCATATTATACAGAACCCATTGATGATGCTGAATAATCATTAGAAAACTCAACATCTACCCAATGCTCTTTAACAGATACTATCTTATATTGTTTGTCGCCAACAAATAAAAAATACTTAGATATATTATCTGAAGTATTGTTCAATTTTGTCTGCAAATATTTTTCAAGTACCTGTCTAGGGCTCGATACTCTATAAGTTTTATTTAAATCAGCACCATATATACTGGCACTTACTTCATCGGTTAATTCTTGCAATATAACCTTATAATCAGCAACTTTTGTATAAGTATCAACATTACTACCATTTGCTTGTTTAGTCTTAGTAGCAACTTTTAATACTGCTGATTTCAATCTACTTAACTGCATTATATCAACAACCTTTTATTTTGCCTTATAATGTCTTGTTTCATAGTCTCCATAGCAATATCATAAGTTTTACTTATACCACTTTGAGTTTCGGAAGAAACATCTTCTGAGCCTCTTTGCAAATAGATAGTTTTTGCTGCCTTTTTTATGTTGCTTTTTAAGATAGTTAATTGGTCATCCTTATTTGATTTATATTGCCTATTTGATACATAAAGGGCATCAGTAATAACATCCTCTAGGATATCATGCAATACAGTACTATCATTAGTATCATACATATCACCTAGTTCTGCTATTATTTCATTTTGTATTGTAGTTATCATACATAACCCTCCTATCTATGTGTTTATATTAAACACTTGCATTTATATGCTTTTTAATAACAATTTGAGCTGGACTATTTACAGTGAATGCAGTATTGTATTCAACCTGTGCTTTAGATCCTGAGAAGTTTTCACTATCAACAACTCTGTATGTTTCAAAATTGTCTAATAATGAGAATGCTTCATTATAACCGACAATCATATCAACATCAGTTAAATCAACAGTCTTTAATGTTCCTGCATTGTTGTAATATTTTGCAGTAGCATTGTCGAAACCATTACATTCAATAATAGTTAAACCAAATCTCTTTAATAATTCACCTGATACTACAGCAGGGTCCATAACTGAAGCTAAACCTAGTTTAGCAAGTAAAATTGCATAAATATCAGTAGATACTAAAGCGAAGTTTGCTTTACCTTTATTATCTTTGATTTGTTTTCTTAATGCTGTTAATGTTTCTATAGCATTTGATGCAGTAATATCTGTAGTATCATTTACAGTAGTTCCTTCTTCAACTAAGCAAGCAAGACCACTATATTGTCTACCTTCTTTAGTCATATTTAATGCATCAGTAAGATATTCTTCTGCCATTGGGAATGCAACTGCAGCAGCTTGTACTCCATAAATCTTTCTTGATTTTTGGAAGTTGTTATTGAATACAATAGGAATTAAAGCATCATTTGCTGCTTCATCTGAAAAATCCCTTCCTGGAGTTCCTGGAACAACAGCATCGCCACCATCTAATTTGTGAACGAAAATGCCACCTGCAGGTCCTTCCATATATTTTTGTGTAAATGTTACACCTGGTATTAACACTGTATCAGTGTATAAATTTGGTTCAATTGTTGCTGAATACTTTTCATCAACATATTGGTTACCATATTTAACTGCCATTTTAAATCATCTCCTTCTTTTTTTTATGGCTATTTTTTCTTATAAAATGGATTATCTTTATATTTTTCATCTAAATATTTTTTATTAGTATCTCCTAATCCTTGAGTACTAACTTGTTTAGGACTTTTCTCTTTCAATAATTCATTTACTTTTTGTTCAACTCTTTTATCAATTTCAGAAGATAATATTTGAATATTCTTATTCATTGATTCAGCAGTCTCTCTAGTAAAATCGAACATTTCAAGTAAGGATGTTCCTATTCCTTTTTCTTCTGCAATTTTAGATACAGTATCTCTTAATTCATGAGCATTATTCTTCGCTCTCTCGGCATCCAATTCTTTTTGAATTTTTTCTAATTCATATTGGTGCTTTTGGTCTGTATCCATCTTTGCAAGTTTTTCAGCCTCAGATTGTTTTGCTTCAATTTCTTTTAGCAAATTCTCTCTTTCAGCTTTTTTAATTGCTTCAACTTCTGCTCTAGTATAAGTCTTACCCTCTTTTTTAGGTGCTTGTACTTCTTGAGTAGTTGCTTCAGCTGTTTGTTCTACTGTTTCGGTAGTAGTTACCACACTTTCGTTATTTTCCATAACATGTCTCCTTTTCAATTTCGGCTTGAAAAATGCCAATCAGCCCGTTACGGTGGTTGCCATACCAATTCGTGCTTTATAAGCACTAGAAAAGGAACTATTTCTAGTTCCCTTATCTACTACCTATAAATTTATTTCCTCTATTTCATTTATTTCATTTATTTTTATTTCTATTAAATTATTTAGATCGCTTTCTATACTTATACTATCGCATTCATATTCATTATCGCCGGCTCTTTCGTATATACAAAATTTGCCAGTAATAATACCATCGCTGGTAGTAACTCTTACTTGTTTACCATATAATTCCTTTAATTTTTCTATCATACTATCATTCCTTTAATGTTGGCACTAAATGTGTACCGGTTTTTGAGTAATGAATTGTTCCTTTTTTAGTATAAACTTTTTCACCACGAATATCATATACATAGCCAATTATTTCATCTGCTGTAATTACTTCTTTATTTTTAAACTCACCATTACTTTTTCTTACCTTTGTTCCATATCCTGCATATTCATCTATTATACTTTGTTCTTTTTCAGAATCTATAGTTAATATACTAGCATTAGGGTTCTTCTTTATATAAGCAAAATATTCTTTTGTTCCTTCTATATGTTTATTGTTTTTGTTTGAATTAACTGTTAAATTATACTCATTTCTTATTTTATATCTTAATTTTCTATCATTATAATTTCGCTTATAATATTCCCATTTCTCTTTGTTATTATACTTCATTTTAGTGAAAGTTTCAACATCATCAGGAATTTCATCACCATAATATCTTTTATACCTATTATATTGTTCTTTGTCATATTCATTAGAGACTTTTATATTTTCTCTTACATACTCAATTGTTTCTTCATCATCAAACAAATATGTTATTGTTGAACGACAATAATGAAAATGATTGGTAATTGGCGGCAAGTTAATTCCAGCAACCAACCCT